GTTATCTAAGTTAGGCATATTAGCAGCTTGTAATATTGTTCTATGTAATGCCTGTATATTATAAGTTCCTGGTGGTGCTTGACTGGCTAACTGTAGAGCCAACTGTGAAAGCATTAATCTATGAGCACTTGAAGGTATATTAGGGTCACTTACAGGAATGACATCTATCTTACCATCAAAGTCCATTTTAAATATGGTTGGACTTGCACCAGGAACCTCGTATGGATAAGACTCAGGTAAAGACTCAAAGTTTATCCTTGCTAATATTTTAAATTCTTCTTTTTGTGAATGATGTAATCTTTTATGTATAGCACTAAAAAATTTACTTGAAGCTTCTAACAATGCCATTGTAGTTCCAACTGGACCATAGTTAGTTGAATCATTAATTACTTTTTCTGTACTATCTGCAAACTTTTGTCCTGCTCCTGCAATAAACCCTAACATTTGAAATAATGTATTTGAAGGTTCTTTATAAGGTAATGGAACAATTGCTCTATTTAAATCTACACCTGTAGCTTCTACATCTCTAAATTCACCTGGAGATAAAGGTTCATTATCACCAACAACCTTTACACCTTTAGCTTTAAATCCTGCAGGTAATGTTGCAAACTGTCCTGAGTCAACTAAGTTTCTCATAGCTGCAGTTGCAGTCATTGTAAGATTACCTAAGAAATGTATTAAACCTAAACCATAAAAACCAAAACCTGGAACAAATTTATAATGTGTAAAAAACATTTTCATTTGTTTAGTTGGGTCATCCTCATTATAGTTTCTTCTAATAGCTAAAACTTTTCTTGAGCTTTCTTCAACTGTAACAATATAAGGTGAAGCAACACCTTCATCATCTAAATCCAAATAACAATGTTGTTCTAATAAAACATATTGTGGGTCAGAATCTGCAGGTATAGCTGTTCCCATAATCTCATCAACTTTCATTGACATTGATGTTTGTTCTACAGCTTGTGCTTCAGGTAAATCAATATCTTCATAAACTCCTGCAGCTATTTCTTTTGCTAAGTCATTTGGATTACGTAATATTACATGTGTATATCTATCTGCTTTTCTTAAATCTGAAGCATGATATGAAACATAAAATTGGTCAATAGGTACAAACTCTGAACATGGTCTGTCTAATGAACCATCATAATAAATTTTTTTAAATGCTGAACCAATAATTGGTAGATGAAACAACATTCTTTCAAACTCATGAAAGTATTCAGGCATCATCTCTGTAAGTTGATAATTCATAAATTGTTTTACACGAGATGCTTGTTGTTGTTTTTGTTCAGTCTCAGTTCCAATTATCTGAGCCATTACTGGACCACCAGCAGGAAATAATTCTTGAGAAGCTTTTGATTGAAACTTCACTGCTGACTCTATTAAGAGTGGATGAACTGCAGTACATGCACCTTCAAATGGTTCTGAAGTTTCTTTTAATTTTAATCCTAGTAAATCAAATCCTCTTTCAAATGTTTGTTCCCATTCTCCTCTTGATTCTTTATCTGCTTCATACTTTTCATAAACAGTTGCTCCTATTTCTTGAAGTGTTTCTTCATCAAGAGTTGAAACTAAATTATCATAGTGACCACCTATCATTTCTTCTTCAGGCATAATAGCAGGTCTACCCATAAGGTCAACTACTGCTGACCCATCTTCCATCATTGCTACACTTTCATTAGGAAGACTTTCTTCAGTAATGTTTTCTTCAGTAATAGTTTCTTCTTGTCCTATTCCTGGAATTTTATCAAAAGGATTTTTTTCAGTTGGCATAAATTTTCTTTCACAGTTATTAATTTTATATTATATACTTAAAACTTCCAGTATGCAACCCTTTTTTTTCTTTCATAACCTTCTTCATAGTCAGGGTCATCTGGATGAACTAAGTTCCAAGATTCTTTCATATAGTGTAT